CCAACAACATCACCGTTTTTGACGGTGAGCCTTGGATGGTATCACCGGCACCGGCAAAAACGGTGATGTTGTTGGAAGAGGCCGTTCCGGATTCATCCTTGATCGTGATTTGGCGGCCATCCGTTGGGGCCACGGCGAGGGTTTCGGAAAATGCCGATGCCAAAACGACACCGATAATCGAATCCGTCGCTTGCATGGTATCCGGGGAAACGGTTGCCCGTCTCCGAGTTGTACTGATCTGCGTAACTGGATTGGCCCAATTCATTCCTGTGGCCGCAGCCGAATTTGCCGTCAAAACCTGGCCATCACTACCGATCCCCATGCGCACGTCATTGGAGGCATTCCGGACGATGATATCGCCCTTGGTTGTCGTCAGCGTGACTGAGGAATAGGGGATCGTAGGTAAATCAGCCAATAGCAATGCGCGAAAAGTAGGGGCTCCGGAAGCTCCATTAGGAGAAACCCAAACCCTGTTTTGCAACTGAGAAGCCAGCGTGAAAGACAGTATCCCACTCAAAGTCACAGGCGAACCTGATACGGTAAAAATTGCCGGGGCCGATAAACCCACGCTCGTGACACCGCCTCCTGCCGAGCCCGCTGGGCCCACTAATCCACCGGGAGTAACGGGCTGAACGGAAGCAATGACGGTTCCCGGGGCTGCGTTTCCCGTGTAGCCCAAGTTATTGAAAATAACATCGGTTGCATCCTGAATTGATGCCACCAAAAAGTAGCCCGCAGACTGAACATAGACCACCTGACCTGTCGCCATCCATGCCGTGGACAAGACAGCAACCGCAACTGTGGCCGATACGGCTGGCATAGTGAAAGCAGCATTTGTTAGGGTAAAGGCATTCGCGCCCGTTCCCGGTGCACCATTCGCGCCAGGTTCGCCCTGAGGGCCGGGAACAACGCCTTGTGGACAAGGAACCGTGGAAGGCTGGCCAAAGGCCGTTCCTGCGCACGGTAGACAACTGCCAACCCCGTTCGGTTGAGGAAGGATATCCACTTAACCGCCTCCCATCAGCCGTTGCTGTAAACTCATCGGGGGAGCGGAATCCGTCGTATCGTTGTCAGCCGCTTCATTGGTGTCCATGCCCGTCTTGGGCGCACCCTCAAGCGGTTCGTTATCGATGGCCACAAGCTGACATTTGTTCCCAGACTTAATCAAAAAAGTGGCCATGGCCTGAAAGGTCTCTCCTGTCTCTACCCCATCGGGAACCATGACACCATCCGGCAATTTAAAAGTGGGACTTGCCATAAAATTTATCCTTTCACCAGAAAACCCCGATGGTTCTTAGGCCATCGGGGTATCTTGAGTTATTACTGTTTACGTACCCGAGCAACTGCCGTAGGTAGTCACCACGTTGCAGCAATCGGTGTTATAAGTCACCGCGCAGCCGAGGTGGACAATGACAACGCCGTAGCGTTGCTGTGCCGCCCACGAGCCAACGAGGATTTCCGAATAGAACCAACCGGCGTTCTGCAACGGAGCCCGCGAGGTGTCGAACTTGATGAACCGCAAATCCCCCATGTATCCATAGGGATTGAAGTCAATGTTACCGCCCGGGTCTGCCGCTGTATCCGGGTAGGACACGTTGTAGACATCGTCGGTGTAGAACATCGACACCCGGTAAGGAGCGCGGAAATACGCCGGGTTGGCAATATCTTCCGTACCACTATCCGCGAGGATGGTGATGGTCGCTGGGATGATGTTGTAATTCGCGTCCAACGCCAGCGCATAAGGATCGACCTGATAAGCGACGTTGCGAAACACCTGCATCGACCCGAGACCTTCGAGCAAACGCATGTCTTTGCCCTTGCCCATGTCCGCATACTGGAACGTGGAGAAGTTGCTGACATCCCTCATCATGTCTTCTGCCGTGACCGGATCAGTGACAAACTCATAGTTTTGCGCACCGTTGATCATGGAGATACCATTGACGCCCTCGGCATTGAGCCAGCGGGCAATCTGATTGGCCAAATCCTGATTCATCTTGGACGTAGGCTTGATCGCCGGATTGAGCCCAAGATATTCCGGACAATCGGTGATCGTACCCGTGACGCCCGTCGTCGGATCGGTCGGGGTCGGATTAGCTCCGGACAGGTACAAGGCATACGCCATGGCGCCCTGCATCTTGGAAGGATCGCCCACCGTATGAGTAACCACGCGATTAAAGAGATCGTTACCCGGGGTGGCATAGACTTTGGTCGTGCACAGCCGGACATACTCATTCCGCTGGAACGAGGCAATCTGCTGCCCGATCTGCATGCCGTAACCTTCAAACTCGAGTTCCAGGTCGCCGAACGGATCGAGGGACTCGTTAAAGTCCTTCGCGCTGAACGAGCGGCTCTGAGAACCCCAATTGAACGTCGTGATACCGCGAGTCAGGTAACCGCGGTTCAGGTTCACAATCGGAACGCATAGCGAGTTATTCGCCGGGGTGCCAATTGGTTGACCCGACACAATGTTATCCGCTGCGCTGCCAGAGCCGTTGGAAGGCGTGAACACCTTGGCCGGAACCAACTCGCCGCCGCGCTGACGCGAGGCTACCCGGCGCAGAGGGCTAGGCCCAAGGTGCATCGGATAAGGCGTGCGCTTGATACGCGAGTACCACCAATTCTGGCGGAATGGTTGAAACTTGAGAATGTCCTGCACAAACGTGCCCGGGGGCTGCTTCGCCAAGACGTCGATGAAATAATTGCCGGAACAAGGAATTCCGGGATTATACGGGGGTGCATCAGGAAAACCTGACGGATTAAAGGGGGCTGCCATAAAATTTATCTCCAATAAACAAACATTGACCAAGTGTAGTTCCTAAACTCAAAGAGCTAAGGCACCCAGTTTTATTTGCCATCGGGGATTTGGCTTTACACCCTCAGTTCAAACCGGTTTCGACCGGCTGCGCTGTTGAACTATGACCTGACTGATACTCTACTGAATCGGTAGAGTCAAACTTTATTTTGCATTGGGCAGATCACAACTTGTAGAGCATGCTCGCCATCTCCGCCCGAGGCTCATCCTCCGGTTCCTGATGGTCGAATTTTACCAAAGCCAAACGGAATGACGGCGTCCCTGCTGTTCTCATAATGCCAGAGGTTAGCGTACCCTTCCAGTCCCATTCGGACGGCCCTTCTGGAAGTCGGACGTAAAGTACCCGATCTCCGGCCTTGGAGGCATCGTCTATCCTATTCATTTTGCACCACGATACATGGTCGTAAAAAAGGAAGAACGAATCGCCTTCTGTCTTTGAGCAGGTCGCATCCTGTCGCGTTTGTACGGGAAAAGAAATTTCAGCCCGCGCTTTGTCGCTGCATTGAAGACGGGGTTTAGGTAGACGGTCAGGCTCATGCTTCCTCGGTTTTAATCAAGGTATTCATCGTAATTGTAGTCAGTTCCCCGAACCTGCCGTAAGCTGTATGGTAGCTCATTCGCTCTAGCCCCTTGTCCGTGAACATTGTTACCACGGGATTTTCTTTCATGTTCTTCCGGTGGAGGACTTCTGTTTTTTCACAGTTATCATCGAGCCACTTGTGGATTTTAGCCATTACCGCAGAATTAAGACAGCGAGAACTCATGCCCAAACTGTGGACTTTATCTCTGAAACAATCAAGGGTAAACGATATGAAGTTACGAGACAGTGCATATAGAACAGACGGCCCTCTATCCGGGATCGGGGGTCTACCGCCCGGGGAGGGTCTGGCCCTCAGAAAAGCATTCTTTTTTATTTTCTTGGCCTTGACGCGCGCGGACTAGCTCTGAGTGATGGCGCACTCGCGAACAACCCAATCATCTCGACGTGATCTTCATAACCCGTTGTCAATCGACAATCGTTAGGCACAATATTGGGTATGTAAAACCTGACACTGTTGAATACCAACTACTTATCTAAAATCTCTGGCGCATTCTCACTTGTATTAGGTTTTTCGACGGTCACAACCTTCGCATCAAACACCTTCTTAACCGGCTCAGCGCTCCCCAAATGGAACGAGAAATGAGTGTTAGCCTTGGACTCATCGCCTAGACCCAGGTTGCGGCGTTGGATGTCGTCAAGGGTCTTTAAAGCGGTGGCGACTTCGGGGGCTGAATGCTGTTTCTTGAGATCAAGAGTGGAGAAACGGTCAATCAGCGTACTCACAGCATCATGAATCTGTGCCTGATGAGCAGAGACGTGAACATTGACGGCTGTTTGGGTTGCAACCTGTGATGCGTTGTGAGGCATCAGGTTTTCATCTGCGATCTTGTCAGCTATTTGGTCAATAACAACTCTCTTCTCTGCAGCCCATTTGTATCTTGAAGACCAAAGTCGAATCGTGCCCTCTTTAACGCCAGTCTCGCGGCTAATGCGCCGGACTGTAACCCCGGCGATGAACATGCCCTTGGCGTGTGCGCGGGTCTTAGGATCAATGTGCTCGATAACTGCGCCCATGTTTGGACTCAAGCACTTAGGACAAGATTAGTCAACAGGTTTGCGCTTTGAATCGTGTAGACTCCGAGCTTCCTCCCTGTCGGTCGGAGGGTAAAGGACATGACAAGCTAAATCAAGCAAATCGAGTATACTTTAAAGGTATGCTCGAATCTGGTTGAAAAAGCTTGACGATTGATTACCTTTGAAGCCGAAGCGGAACGAGAGTGAGCGGAGGCAGATGAGCGCAGCGATTAGAGTTTGAATTTGCCGATGACTTCGCGCTCAGTTAGTTGGAACCAAGCTTTCGGGTTGGCCTTGAGCAAGCCGAATTGAAGCCAGTCATTGGAAGGAAGAGGGATTTGTTTCATGGAGCTGATAATGGCTAAAACACTAGTTTAGGTCAATTCTCCTCTAAAACCCCTCTCCACAATGCCCTACAGCGCACGATCTTAAGTCGGGCTAGGTACGACTACCTTGCCAAAATCAATCTTGTTGATGACAGGAAAATCCGTCGTCCAGTTCCCGTCGATCCAATGAATGGTCAGTTGACATTGAGAACATCCACTTAACGGTGGATTACAATCACAAATGGAGGTTCCGGGAGAATGGAGACCGTGATAATTTGAGGCTTGGCAATAGAGACCGGGTTGTTGTTCGTTCATGATTCTAATACCATTCAGCCTGAACAATTTTACCAGCTTCCCCAGAAGCTTTATGCCAAGCTCTTCCAAGTTCGATAGGTTTGTTGCCAAGAGTTAAAGTCTTCGGAAGATCAATCGTGCCTCGATAATCGTAAGCCCTGACTTTCCCTGCGTATGAGAACAAGGCGAGAACATGAATGGTGGGTTCGGATTTCTCAACCCATCTTACTCTCAAAACATGTGCCGATATACCTGCAAATCTCAAGCATTCTGCGGTTATAACAGCTGTTGGAGCGCATGTGTTAGGAAGGGCTTTCATTGCACGGCCCATTGATAGCGAGAAATAATTTCGCGTGATGCTCTATACCATCCCCATTTGTCGCACTTGATGTTCCATTCGTCAGTATCGATTCTAAATGCCCGATCAAGCATCTTGCCGCCTTGGCATTTAATACATGACAAGCTTTTGTTGTCGGTTGATATCTCGTGTAAAGGCTTCATTGGCTTTCCATCCTCTCCTTATACCTCGTCCTAGTCTGCTCATATTCCCTCAAATAAGCCAAACACTCCTCCTTCTGATAGATGGGATGAAATGGGTTTCGCTTAACCGGCCTTCCGCACAGATGATCCAAGGCATCGTGATAGGCAGTTGTGCGGGCAGCGCATTGCAGGGCCTGGGTTCGGAATCGGTTCATAAATCGGCCTTTCTAAACGCCTCTTTGACCTCTTCAAATGTGCGATCTGGCATATCATTCCACCAAGGCAACTCCTCGTCAGGATAGCCCACAATCCTCATAATTTCATTGTATTTGGCCATGCGATGATCTGGATAGGTTTTAATGATCCATCCCTTCGCGCACCATTTGCATGCCGAAGGATCATCTACATCGCGCTCATTCCCGTTTTTGTCTAGGGCATAAGCTTGCTTACACCAAGTCTCCTCCCCAATCGCCTCGTGGATTTTCATTTTAGTAACTCCTCATTCCCATGAAATTAGTTTTGGGCTCGGGCTTCTTGAATCTCCAATGGGCTACGCTTCGTGCTCCGAATTTTTGAGCATGGTTCCCATTCCAAGAAGCAATTACCCACCGTAATTCAGGGTCTATCTCTTTAATTACGAGCGAATAGAGGGCGTTTCGATAACCAGCAGTATGTCCCATTCTTTGACGCTGAATCTCGTAAACAATCATTCCCGGCTTTAATTTATTTGATATCTTCATAACTCCTCTCAGCACTTGGGTTGGTTAAGCAAAATGGGCCATTAGATGCCAATCCGGTTCTTGGTAAGCTATTCCATGCTCTTGACAGAATCCCTTGAGCCGGTGCGTCCAATATTCTTTATTTAGCTCCATTGGCTTGATCTTCGCCGGACTCTCCCAATATGCAGTTTGAACAGTTTCTTTGATGGCCAGGAAGTGACCCTCAAAGTCATATCCATGCCACACCATTTCAAACAAGGAATCTTCCTCGTCGATTAGCTCCGTGATCATGGAAATTAAATCCGAATCTACGTCCTCAAGATTAAATCCCCATGCTATCTTTGCGTCTGCTGATTGTCCCATATTTACCTCTCCGTTTCTAGTGTTTGGTTGGTTGAATCTACTTCGTTGATGGCCCGCCCGATGATTTGCGGGATCGCCGGGACCACGGCGTTACCCAGTCCCTTGAGTCTGTCCACCCGATGGGAAATCCCATGAGCCACTCGACCCACGAGGGATTCAATGCCCCAGATTCGGTTGAGACGCTCTGACTGAGCAGGATCTGCTTCCCCTTCAATTGCCTCCGCTGGATCGCTCCCGAACCAAGATGCCCACGATCTCGGTTGTCTTGTGCGGAAGGGGTCGGAAACAATTTCTTCACTGCCACTTGGCTTGCTAATGTCGGAGTATTCCGATTCGCCTCCGACTTGGCGTTGGTCTCCTTGGCGTTGTGCGCCGTAGGGGTTGGCCAAAGCTTGACCGCACTGCTCAACCCCAATCCCGAATTTGCGGACGCTCCTGGCTTGTTGGCAGGACGATGCTTGACGTTCGCATTCCCATTCGGCGCATCGGGCATCGTGTCTGGCGTGGGCAATAATCCAGAGCCTGTCTCGACGATGGGGCGCACCAACGGCGCAAGCCGGTATGCAGTGCCAGACGAGATCATACCCGAGCGCGGCCAATCCACCGACGTACTGTCCGAAAGCTCTTCCCCCATCCAGATTAAGGATTGCTGGCACTTGTTCCATGAGCACCCATCGGGGTTTAAGAAAGCCAACGGCTCGCAAGAAGCTCGGGTAAAGATGCCTTTCATCGCTAGTTCCACGCTGCGACCCGGCAACGCTGAAAGGTTGGCAAGGAGGTGATCCGATAAGCACATCAACTGGCTCCGGATTATTCTCACAGAGAGTTGTGATATCACCATAGATAGGCACTCCAAATCGCTCTCGCAAGAGAGCTTGGCACCATGGCTCTCGTTCACATTGCCATTTGAGTTCCCAGCCGCATTGGTCAAGGCCAAGTTCCCAGCCTCCGATTCCGCTAAATGTTGTTGCATAAGTCATACTCCCTCTCCCCCCGCCAAAGCGGGCTTGGTTTTCGTGGTGGTTGGTCATAATTATCCCTCAATAAATCGTGCGTGCGCTCCGTCAAAAAGCCATGGAATATCCATTTCTGGCCCTCGTCGGCTCGCTACAATATCTCCAATGAGCTGACGCATGCCGTTAATGCGTGTAGCCGGATTAGGCTCACTCAAAATCATCACAACATCAGCATCCTGGGCAATGGCTCCCGTTCCTCTCAGATTGGCCACAGTGGGCCGGTTATTTTCTTTGCCCTCAACAGACTTGGTATTCACCTGAGAAACGAGCCCAATAGCTAATCCGGTCTCCATTGCCGTCGTCTTGATGATTCGCATGTTTTCCTCTAGTTCTTCGTGGCGTTTGAGGTGGTAGCTTTGCGATGCTGATTGCAAAAGCTGAAAGTAATCGATGATCAGGAACGAGTCGCCTTGCCGCGCTCGTTCTCTCGCAAGAGCGCGAAAGTCACCAATTCGAAGTGTGGGCTTGTCGTAGAACGAATAAGGCCAATCCCGAGCCCTGACCACCTGCTGAAAGAGAATGTCGCACCTTTCCGGCGTCAGCGTTCTTTCTTCCAAAGCATCGCGAACGATGCCGGTGACGTTGGCCATGATCAGCCGTTGCAAATCGTCCTTATCCATTTCGAGCGAAACAAAACATCCGGCAAACTTCTGTTGCCACCATCTGACGGCGATGTTGAGGGCCAACGTAGACTTGCCATGCTTTTGGACGGCAGCAATGACAAAGACCTGGCCTCCCCTAATCTTGATCGCGTCATCCATTTTGCGGTAGCCAGTAGGCAAAACACGTCCCTTGGTTTCGTCGCGGGGCTTGGACATGGATTCCATGAACTCATCCCAAGGCGCGGGGCCTGAGATTAGTTCGATGGTTGTGCCGCAGGTCAATTCATCCAAAAGCTTCACGGCCTTATCGATGTCAGGCTGTTTCTCTTCCTCATGGTTTTGAGCTAAGAGAACAAGGTTGATGCCGATTCGCTGTGTCTCGCGATCCTTGGCCTTTGACTGGATAATCTTCACGTAGGTAGTGATGGAAGCGGGAACGCCAAACGAGGTCATTGCTGACACAACGTCATTCATGGCATCTCGGTTGGAATTTAAATGCACCGCCTTAAGCTTCTGCGTGACCGTCAGCACGTCAATTGCCTTGTTCCCTAACCACATGGAGGAAATCACGGCAAAGAGGCTTCTGTGCGATTCTACGAAGAAATCAGAGGTTTTGAGGATTCCGACGACATGCGGACACGTTTCGAGCGGTTGCACGATCATGCTAGCCAAAATGGCTTTTTCACAGTCTTCGCTGTAAATAGGTAGTTCCTCGATGGTCATGGGAGATTGAGGGGGGCGATGTCGGTGGGCTTGGGAAGGATGGGGCGGGGAGGCGCTGAGGGCTTGGGGGAGAAGCCGTTTTGCTTTTGGGATGGCATCCACCCCGCGGCTTTCCATCCGCGAATAGTTGCCTTCCAATCTTTGATTGCCGCCTTTCCGTTAAAAAAACCAGTTCCAACCCACTTGAACCAAGTGGATTCGCCGTCAGAACTTGGAAGTCCTAGCGAAATACAAAATTCCTCGACCTCAATCTGAGAAATTGGCCGAGCCTTACTTTCTTTTCCTTCTTCTACCTTCTTACCATTCTTGTTAGTGCTCACTTGTTGCTCGGTTGTTGCTCGGTTGTTGCTCACTTGTTGCTCGATTGGATGCTCGCTTTGTTGATAGGTATTCCAGTTAAGTATTGTTATTAAACGGTTTAGATTTGAACTTTGCTGCTCAATTTGGTGCTCGGATTCGAGGGTATTCAAAATTCTCTCCACCTTATTTCTCTCCACCCTGCAAAAACTTTCAATCGATTTTCTGGATGTAATTAATTGTCCGGGCTTAAGTATAGTGTCTACTCCTTTGAAGATCATGCGGTAATCTTTGTGTGTCGCGTTCAGCAAAAGAAATGTCCAAACTTTCAGCCAATCACCGTCCTTGAAGCGGGGATGCTCCAAGAAACGGCGATGTAATTTTATCCAGCCATCGTTCATTGTTCGGGGTTTTCAACCATGAACTTTTTAGCGAGCCTCAAATGTTTGATAAACTTTTCGAGAAAAACCGGATGGATTAAAACAACGGATTCATCGTGTATTCCAGTTTGTTTGATTACAACATAGCCCCGATCATTCGCACAAACTTCCGTCATGTCCTGTTCTGGCAATATAAAAGTTGGACAACCGGCTTGTGATTCTTCTGTCATTTTATCTCCGCTCTATCCTGCCGACTCGTGTGTTGCGGGCGAGACAGAGCAAGGCACAGAAAGGCCAGGATGTCATAGCTGCACGAATCGACAGGATGGAATTGAGTTTTCATAATGCCCGCAACGGCTTTTCTACTTTCCTTTTCTACCCAAAATCCCTTCGCGGATCAAGTTAAATTGGTCTCCGCGCAAGGCTTGGTTTCGTAGACCCAGACCCAAGGATTACTTTCCCAATCGTGCCCGCCCTTGGCGTTGATGGAGTCCCAGAAATTGGCGTAAGCAGCTTTGATGTACGGTCTGCCATCAAGGTAAAGACCTTCAGCGTAACAGTCGTCAATGCTAATGTCCTGAACCCGCTCCACCCTCACATCGACAATCTCATCCAATCCCCGCGACATTGACCGGAGCATGTGCATGGCTGGCATGCCGCGCCATCCCTTCACGAATTTCCATTTCGAAGCCAAGGCGAAATCTTTCGACGAAAGAATAGGGTAATCTTCCTTGCCATCGGCTTTGTAACGAATGGCCATAACACGACGATCCCCATCACACTCGATGCCGCCGTAATCAAACGCCTCCTGCCAGTACTGGCGGTCGCCGAGGTGGCCTCGCGGGGCCTTCTCTTTGAATATTGTCGTCATTACGTAACTGTCCGTTGACGCAGTGTGGCAAGTGCCGATAAATTTACTCCCGCAGTAAATATCATCTCGTCCGTCAATCTTGACGCGAGACGGTTGCGGTTTCATCACGCGCCTAGTCTGATTTTTAATGCCTCTTATTTTAGCCACAATCATCTGTGCGCTGTACGGACAAGGATATTCTTTCACGACTCCTCCTTTGGCGCGTCGGGAAGGGGCTTGTAGTGGGTGATATCAGCCAGACCAAATGAGGCTCCTCCAATTACGTGCATTTCCGACAATTTGTTTAAAACTAAATATTTGGTGAGGCGACACACGGGATCAAATGTCATTTTCTTTTTCACTTCTAAAGTGACTGGAATCCACCTTGGCGCGACAGCATCGGCGACGGCTTGTAAAGCTGGCCTATGTGCAGCGGCATACGCACCATCCAGCCCATTATAAATTCGTTCCAATTCCTCAATCGTCTTCATACCCCGTCCTCCTGCTTGAAGAAGGAGTGTGGCGCATAGCGATCGGGCGAATACTCCCAATTTACTAAGTCTTTCTCCCCTATTGTTGATGGTTTGCCATAATAATTAAAGTAGCCTATTTGCAGTGAATGCTCGCCAATTGCGTAAACAGCCAGCCACACGTTTCCGTCCTTTCGCTTCACCCAAAACACCGGCGGCAGCTCATCAACGCGGATCAGGCGTGGTTTCGGTTGGGGCTTGATGCGGTGAAGAAGTATCCCATCCGGTCTACTAAATGCGGGAGTTTTTCCTGCCTCTAACGCACGCCAATGGCCACTGTAGAAATATTCGGTTGCTATTTGGGGATCAGCGGCCAGCGCAATCAACGCCTCGCCCGTCATCTTCATTTCTTCATTTGTCATAAATATCCTCTATTTGGTTGTTACTTTCAGTCCATGCTTTTCGGCCCACTCTTTCATTGCCGGCATTACTGGAATTGGCTTATTTTCTTCGATGCTTCCGCTCTCGGTTATACCAGTCGAAAGCATGATGGGGCGCATCCGACAAATCCCCTATTCATCGATCAGTAAATTCATTGCCGCCTTTAATTTCGGATTGTCACACTGATCGTAATTGTGAAGCATCTGCACGAGGAAAACGGGACACGCTTTCTTGCCACAAGGACAAGTATCGCATTGTGCATCCAGTTTTTCTCCATCAGTTCCATTTGAAAAGTAGGCCATAAGTTTCTATTGAGTTAGTTTCTCTATTGTGATTTGGTTAAAGTATCTCGATCAATACGCCTTCTTCTTCGGGCGTTGCGACTTTGATTTGTTGGACGGAAAGCTTAATTGCATCGTGGTTATCGTCGGTGATAAATCCCTTGTACCGGAGCCAATCAATTTCGTACTTAGGGCAACAATTGTCGGCGTCCTGAGGTCGTCGCGTGAATTGAGAAATGCGGACGTGAGGGCGTTTTGAAGCTCGCTTTTGTACTTCGCCCTGGCCCAATGATTCATCGCGAAGAGGCGGTTTAGCGATGGGAGCTTGTGGCCGGGTAGCCATAATCGGATTGGTTTTTCCATAACGCTGTTGAGTAACCTGCTTTCTATACTTCTCGGGTAAGTCTTGGATGTTCATGGGATTACCAGCCGGGGGTTTTTTGAGGGGGTGGGCATGGTTATTTATCTCCGCATTCGGTGGCTGCATCAGAACTTTCATCAATCAACTCAGTGGATTCGTTGTGTGAGGAGAGGAGTAAATCGACATCAACGTTCATTACCTTCATCGCGTTCGCCAACCTCTCCGCATCCTTCTCCGCCTTCTCCGCCCGCTCGTTTGCTTGGGCTAGTTGCTGGCGAAGGTCGAGTATTTCTTTATTTCTTTCTTCGATGCTTTGCTCGTAACGAATCAATCGAGCTAAATGCCTCTCCACGGCGGCTGAGGCTACGGCTTGGAGGCCGCTTCTTTTGGCTTCAACCTTTGCCCGGTTACTATCGTTATGTTCATTGAAACTTTTAGTCCATCCGGCGTTATATGCATCGAAGTAGATGGTCTCCCAACTCTTCTCCCCTTCTGATGGCGGGGGAGTCAAGCTGACCTTGCAAAGAGCCTCTATGACTTCCAAATCCTTTTTGGTTACGGTTTGTGTTTTCTCTGGTAAGCTATATGACTTTTGATAAGTTTTTTTGAAAATATCAGGCTTACACGGATAGTATTCTCCATGTACGCCACATATAATCCAATCACCGGGACTAACGACATGACCGCCCTCTAAAGTGGGACACCAACCAAATTTATCGGGATCGATAGCATGAATATCAATTGGATGGCGTGGATCAAGGTGCTCCACCTTTTTATGATCCCCATGCTTAAACCACTGAATTGCCTCAATGATAACAGGGAGCTTCTGGTAAAGATTATCAGTCTTGACGCTAGGCGCGGGAGTCGAACCTGCGCTGGACGTTCCACCCTTGATGGTGGAATCGGCAGTTTGATTGTCTTTCATAGGTGTGACCAACGCTTTCTATCTCGAATCATTGAGATTAGTCGTTTGCTAACGCCGTATTCTTGGGAAAGAGATAAAAGAGATCGTCCCTCGACTAATTGCAGGCGAATATTCACAACCTGGTATTCAGAAAGCTTGGCCCTTGGGTTCTTTGTTCCCGTATTGAGAACGGAAAGTTTTCGTTTGCAACCTTCGGTGATTTTAAGTTCTCCTGACTTCCAATGATCGCTTGTGTGCTGAGAAGCGGATTTTACCTCCAAGTTTTTCGGGTCATTATTCGCCTTGTCGCCATCCTTGTGGTGCACCACTTCGCCCTTCAAGAGCTTCCGTCCCAACAAGGCCTCCATTATGACCCTATGCTGCAAAAGCAATTTGCCCTTTATTTTGACTCGTTTGTACTGGTTCACGGAAATGATGGTGGACTTAGTGGACTCGGGAGTAAAGCTAAAAGATAGGTTTCTTTTTCAAGTCCAAATCTTGAGCAACCGGAAGATGCTTTAAAATAATGTCTTCAATCGTATGCACTGGAAGCGCACGAGTACCGGGAAAAGTTTCAATGTGAGCGTCTCGAATCTCTTGGGCGCATTGTTGACGGATGTCCATGGCAGTTAATTCCTCGCTATCGCTCTGAGGCGTTGCCTCAAAATTAATCACTCCATCCGCATGGGCGTCAGTCAGGGCTTGCTGATGACCCTCTGGATTGGATTCAGCCAGCTTCTCCGGCATTTCGCCTGTGCCGAGGCATACCGGACATTGGAATTGACCCACGGGAATGCGATTTATAAGCATGCCATCTCGACAAAGCGGATTCGTACACTTACTCATGGTGGTTGTCCTTGGGTGGTTGGGGGAGTGGTTGCCAGTGGGTCGGAAAAACTGGTTTTAAATCGGGCAAAGACCATTCTCCGTGTAAGAAGTATCCAGTTACCGTTCCGATGCTTTGAAGAAAGATTGAGTAATAGCCTTCCTTTTCCGGCAACCGCTCTGTCACCGGAACCCACTTCTCCTTCGCCTCCTCAATGGCTGCCAAAATCGCGGCGTGGTGGGATTCTGCGCGTTCCTTAAGATAGCTCGGACTACCGCCAGCGCCATAAGTATAACGACGTGCCCGTCCAGTAATCCAAAGATAGTAAGTCTGGTCTCTATGCGACCATTCTACTTCATAAATAAATCCTAATGCCCTAGCACATGCCTCAGTGACATCTGTCCAAACCAGATTCGATTGCGGGGTCATTTGCGATTTTTCCTTTTGTTTGGACAGTCTCATTTAGCGGCCTCATCGTTCCAAGTGAACTTACCTGTCTGCGGATCGTAGTGTGCGGCGTGGCGATCTATTGCCTGTTTCCGAAATTCACGGGCATCATCAATGTCGCAGACAATAACAATAATCAAGATGACGAATAAAAAATAGCAGAGAAATGCTAGAGGAAAGTGCGTCATTTTTTTCGTGCCTTTCTGATGGGAGTGACACGATACGCGGAATATGATTTGCCTTCACAAAGATCGAGCGTCATCTCGAAGCGAATGAACTTACCGACTTGCGAAGTGCGACCATAAGCGATAAAGCTTCCGTCATTAACCGCCTTCACCTTCACCCCGGCTTTCTTGCGCTTTGGGGTGGGGAGCGGGCGGTAGGCTTGATTGCCTTCACCTGTCCATTTTTGCGTAGGCCATGCATCGACCCGAACGAGGCTTCCACATTCGTAAACATCGCCCTTGCGCCTATTCTCGCCAATCTTCAAAGCCCTGCACGTCACAAGCTTCCCGTTGATCTTGATTTTTTTCTTTGTGGGGTTCATGGGATCAAAAAGGTAAATCTGAATTATCTTCCTCTTTTTTCAGAATACCTGTATCCATCTTAGGCAACGGCCCTTTATCCTCTTTCTTGGGCCGCTTGTAATAGGCAACGGCATTCTTTGGCTCGTATCCGTCTTGCTCTTGGATGCCGATATGCACGCGCCCAGATAGCCCCTCAACCGATTGGCAAGTAATCTGGCCGTCGTGATAAGCTTTCTCTGTTTGCGTGGACTGGCAGAAGCTCCAGAGCTTCTTATGGGACTTTTCCCCAAAGCTGAGGTAGTCCATAACAGTCGTTTCCTTGTCGCCGTTAAAAACGATAAGCGTCAGTTTGAGGTAAGGATCGCCCGATTGCTTGCCAGTTCCTTCTTCGGCTTTCCGCACTTCAAACGGATAGTCATTTTCGGGGAGAAGTTGAGCGAAGTCTTTGGGATCGGTAGGTTTGAATGATGGCATGGTCGTTATTTGATTTTGGATTTAAGGAATGTGATGACTTTTTCGGCGTGGTCAGAGGAATAATCCTCGAAACTTTCAGCGTTGGCTTTGGAATTCCATTTTTCAATTTGTTCTGGATCAACACGAACGGTCTCAATGAGACGCTTGATTTCCGCTACCTGTTCAGGAAGGGCAAGCTGTACTGGAACAACAGGAGATTCGATGGCGTCTTTGCCGTAATGATCGGCAAACTCAGGATAGGACAAGGTGAATCGTGACGCGTCGGGAAACCCTTCCAACCTGGACTTGGTGACGAGTCCGATACGATCTGGCCCTTGTTTGATGACGCGAATGGTCAGGTCAAGTTCATAAATTAGCTTGTCCCAAACATCGGCAATCTTTCCAATTTCCGTCCGGTTGCCCTTAGAGTCATTTCCCCATTCGGTCATCTCGTGAGCCACAAACCACACGTTCATGTCGAGTTTTTGAATCCATGCCACCAGTCGTCGCATATTGGCAATGGCAGGTTTTTTGGAAGCCCCGAAGGCATCCTTCTCGCCGAGCTTATCAGCCTCGTCAGCAATGCAGACCTGATAGAGTTTCGTAATTGAGTCGATCACCAGCGTGCGGTAGGAGTGCTTCTCAGTGGCCAGGGCCTTAACCTGATCGAGAACTTCTGAGAATAGCAGAGAGCCATCCTCTTGGCCCATATACGCGCCCTTGGCATCTTTCAACCTTTGCTGGTAATGCCTTAAGTCTGCCCCTCCTTCCGTGTCGATATAATATGGGTTCGGGAATGTGAGAGAAAACCAAGTTTTCCCAGCTCCGCTTGCCCCGAAGAGCAAGCCCTTAATGTGCCCCGGTTTTGTAAGCTCGGGTGCTTTGGCTTTTAGTTTTGACATAAATTTATCATTTCAAATGCTTAATCGGATGCCCCGCAAGCGACACGTCAAACGAGTTGGTCTCGCCATAAGGAGGGCGGATGCACAGTTGCGCGTGAGTTCGGTAATCGGGCAAATCTATTGGCGGATGTGTTTCGACCTTGGGTAGGTACGTAGAGGCCATGAAGCCCACGCAAAGAGCCAGAAGTAGGGTTAGGGCGAGTTTCATTTGGGCAAGGTTCCCGTTCCGTCCATACATTTAGGATTAGGCTCTGTTTCGATGACCGGCCCATGTGGCTGCTTTTGGGTGGCACCGCACGATTCACAAGTAGGAATAGGGGGATTTATTCCCATCCATACAGTCGGAACGCTTACGCGCCCTCCGCACCGGCTACAGGTTCCAATGGTAGTATTCATATAAATCTCAATTCGGGGTGATGGGGTTATTTGCGCCAAGAGCTGGTATGAATGTTGTACTTAGAGAGCTGGCGCTTGAGTTTGGCTAAGTCACCATTCCAGCAATCGGCTTTTGAAAGATCGATTTCAGCGAGCATTGCCGCCATGTTTTTGGCCTGAGAACGTACCGCTCTCATAGTTCTCTGCGCCTCTTCTACCGCTTCTTTTGCTTCATCGAATGTCATAAATTAAATCCTACTGGTTTTGGGTTGGGGTTAGGCTTTATCGATTTCTACGCGCTGTAGGTCTCCATCAAGCCACGTGTCGTTATTACGATCAATTTTGGAGGCAATTTCTTCATGGATTCTTCCTGCGAAACCCTAATGATCTTCGAGGGCCTTGGAGTAAGAACGAAAATCCTTTGAAGACATCTCGACGGTGTCGGTATAAGTGGTTTCCTCTGTTACGGTGATTCTAACTTTCATAATTTTTACTCTTTTCTGTGATTACGGTTGGTTGGATTCAATATGCAAAGGGTTCGAGAATCTCTTTTTACAATCTCCACATCTCAATGTTTTGGGCTCAGGCCCGTGCGTAAGCGAATCGAGAGAAGTGTCCTGTATTTCTGCTTTTCCATCAGTGATTGTAATAACCTCCTGCCAAGGTCCGGTAACGCGGGTTACACGCCAAAAGGCATCTGATTTGCAATAAGGACATAGAAATTTACTCATAATTAATCCTCAATCATGCTCATGTGCCCAAAGCGATCCCCCGGAAGGTCTGCCTTTTCAGTGATAGCCGTGGCGTTCACTTCCTTCGACATACGGGGAGGGCATACTGTCCCCGAATCATCTTTCCTCTTTTCGTCAGTAATTGTCAGGGCGGGGGAAAGGGAGGGCCCGGTTGGAGTTTCACCAACGCTTGCCTTGGGGAGACTAGTACCCGCAGCATTCCCGGAGGTCGTTCCTTGATCCGGCGAGCCCAAATTGAATTGATCGGGGTAGCTTATTCCGTTCGCGTTGCCGTTACTTGGGGCCAGTTCTCCGCCGATCAAATTGAATTGAGTAGGCGAGGCTTGATTCTCGCTAGAAGACCTAGGGGAGGGCTCCAGCCCGCGCTCCTCGTTATGATACTTGGCTCCGGTTTGTTGGCCTATCAACGTATGGCTATCAGAAGCACTCTCTGTGGTTACCTGGTTCCCTCCGAACCAGCGATGTTCTCCCTTGTTTCTAGCCAACCCAGAGACCTCCGTTTCGCTAATCGCTTTGTATGGGACTTCGCCTTCACTGCCTTTCTCACTTACGGCCCGTCCATCCGGGCTGCTACTCAAATTGGTGGACTCAGGAAGGATTCGCACCTCCAACTCCGGGACATTCGCGCTTACCGGTGACTTGCTTTTAGTCGATGAGTCCAAATCTGCGACAGGCAAGGAACTCTCACCCTCTTGCTGATGGGCTCCATACGAAGCCAGAGCAGTCACGGTTGAGCCTGTCGATAAGGGGGCGGACAAGGCGGGATTTGAACCCACTAGCAGTTTAAGACCCGAATCCTTGCTTAAGGGATCAGTGGGAATGCGCGTCTCACCGTGCTGCTTGTCCAAATTCTTGCTCGCGTGCTTGCGGTAGGAGCAGAGGACTGATTCGAGGTGTTTGCAGATCGCCTCCTGTGGCGAAACCTGACGCCATTGCAAATAGACCTTAGATGCCTCAACTGCCGACAGCAACTCCTCCACCAGATGCAACCTCTCGCGTAGCAAGGTCTCCACATTCCAAGCGCGAAGTTCGAGCGCGTTGAGTTCTGCCGAAGTCTCGAGCGGAGTCATGCGGAGCGCGTCTTGGATGTACCAGTGTTTCATTTTGAGGCCTCCGTTTTCGGACACTTGGGATGAGTAATCCCAACACATTTCCAGTCTTTGAGAAAAATCCCGAACCGCGCACGACATAAATATGTGGCACGCTTAGACGGCATGCCGCTCGCGCCGGATACATAACGCTTTATCCTTAGGGGACAATCGCAGGTCTTCATTCTATCCTCCTGAAAGAAGGCTTCTTCAGCGCCTGATCCAAAAGCAGCATCCCCTTCTTAAACGAATGGAGAAGGCCGTACTTCGTGCGCTCTTGGAGCGTGAAGTTTACTAAATCTTGGTTCGTCCATTCGGCATCGCGCAGGGTTGGGGCGTTATCGAGTTTGGGGATGGAGTCGTTCATTTGGTTTTCTCCCGCTCAGCTAGCATTGCGTCAGCGTAGGCCCATGCTCCACGCGCACATTGAAGCTCGTTCTCATTTGGCACAATGCCTGAAACATCACTTACTGGCTTATGCTTAGTGATAATTGCCTGCATCGCCTTCGCCGCAAAATAATCTCGCAGCGTCATGCCGGGTTGCGTAGGCGCAATTTGTCCGGACTTGTCCGTCGGCGTTACCGGAAATGCCGTTCCTCCGTCAGTCACAAAACCCTCCCTTCCCGCATCGCCAGCGAAACCGCGTCACTCGTCGCGAATCGTGCGGGCATTAGAAGCTTCGGAAATTGAGCAGAGCGGATCATGGACTGGCCGTGAGTTGGGAGAACGACCGGTCTCGTCGCCATGCGCTCGGGCTTTTTCATGGCCAAGATGGCGATTTGAGAAAGAGTCTTCATTCGTTTATTTCGTTTGGAGGTTAGCGGTGCATTAGGTTGAAAACAATGAATCCCTTGGGCGCAGTATGGATTTGAAAGAGGGTGAAAAGGCAATCCAGACCATGGATCGCAAATAAAAAGCAAGCCCCAGCAGAAACGAACGCTACGAGGTGGCGAATGAAGGACTTCTCCATTTTGTCACTTCCATAGACGTCAAGGGCCTCTCCCTTAAACGGAATAGTGAAATAGCGATAAGAGACAATCACCAGAATGATGCATGCCAGAATATCGATTCCACCCCATTCACCATGCTGCAAAAGCTGGAACGTGATATACTGCTGATAGGCGTCCGGAGCATGATCTTTGAGAATATCAAGAAGTTGTTGAGCTGTTTGATTCATAATTTTAGTTGTTCAGGGGATACTTGGGTTTGGTTCTAGTAGGCATTGAAGGAGAAGTACGGCTTGTCAGTGAGATTCGGCATGACATCCAAGTCGGCCATGGAGTCCACGGATTGGATCGCGGCCAGAACTTCGCGCTGAACGGTGGCCAATTTCAGTTTGGTGGAATTGATCCACATTTTCTTCGCCAGTTTTTTGAGTTCGTCGAATGAGGGCAATTCCGTCCCCCAACGCGCAAGCAGGTACTGCTCGGTGTCGTATTGGTAACTCGCGGGGCCGGTAACGACTTTCTTTGTACCAATTAAGAGCGGGTCTTTGATGTCGGCGTTTTCGGGGTGCCAGACAATAAGGCTGTCGAGATAACCGGTTTCGTTGGCGTGCGCAGCAACCTGCAAAACGCGGAGTGGAATGATGCCGTCGCGGTAGGCCTCAATCGCCGTTCTTTTCGGACACAACAGTCCATAAACAAGGCCCTCTTCCTTGGTCAGCTTGCGATAAGGGAAACGAGTGACGGTCTCTGTATCCGTCAATCCCAACTGACCAACGAGATTCAATTTCTCAATCAACTCGCACGCCTCACTGTCGGCGGCAAGCAATGCCATTTCATCTTTGGACTCTTCAACTTCGAATGTTTCAACGATCATATATTCCTTGGTTATTGTTTGTTGGTCGGTTCCGTTTTGTTGCGCAACTTATTTGCGCGGCGATAAAATTTGTTGGCGTGGCCGATCATCATGCTAAGTACGCCTTTATCCTCCATGCCCACCAAAATTGTGGCATTGTGCTTGATCGCATCAGCCATGCGTTCGTACCCCTTGGCTCTGCGCTCGCGGCTTTCATAAGTTGATTGACTCATGATTATTTCTTCGCTCGGCTGGGTTTGGCTACTGTGGCATCAAGCGCATCGCGCATCAGGTTGCGGGCGTGCTCGGCTAAAGTAATAGCTTTGGGCTTGGTCGTCTTGACTCGCTTCAAAAGCGGCTCCTCTTTGGGCGGGAATGAGACCGTGATGTATTCGCTCATAATTATTGACGGCAAGGAAGGGCTAACCGTTCCTGAATTTTGTTGTGCATGGACTCTTGCCATTCTTGAGACCATGCGGTGTGTTTGGCTGTTTCAAGATCGCGAAGCCCCATTACATGACCGGGAGTAAACAGATAGAAGTCCCAAACGGGAACTGTTCCTTCGGTGGAAATCAAATCTCCTGTGAATTGATCGCGCTCAACATAGCAGCAACCGTGAAGACCGAAGCTTAGCGCAACAAGATTAGTTCCCTTGGGGGCATCCTTCTTGAACCGGAAACGCTTAAGCCCCGAGGGGATTGCGCCAACCCATCGAATCGTTTTGTCCATGCAAGTAAGATGCACGAAACCCGCGATTCGTTCAAGAAAAATTTAGCTTTTTTTTCGCTTTTGTTTGTAAAGCGTTGAAACAGCCAAACACTACGAACCAAAGGTTTTTCTACTTACGCGCCAAGACTTCGTTCAAACCATCATCTGTCACGCCGCCGACATTAAGGTATGAGCATGAGAAATACTGACACCAATCGAAAAATGCGCCGATCAATGCGGGTGAAGATGAAATGTATTGCTAAAGCCAGGGCGTGCCCGTCTTGCGCCAGAGGCAATGCGCTAAAAATTGTTGACGTAGAAGACGGAGTGATTAAAGCCTGCCGCTATTGCCCCTGGGAAGACTTTATTTCACGATGGTCGTAGGACTTCGTTCAAATCGTTCCAAGTCGCGGGATATTTCGCATCAAGATCGTAATTGTTCCAAGGATAATTTGGCGCGTAGTACCAGTATTGCGCCCAACGCTGGCATTGGCTGCGGTATTCCTCAGAGGAGACTAGCTCTAGGAGGGTCATCGATGTGCTTGGAGTTGATACTGCTTGCCATCAACAATGGCCGGTACGCCCGGAAAGATTGAATAGCGAATCACGCGCCGCTCTTCTCCTCCCGTCGTCGGGCTAGAAGCAACGCCAATGGCTCGCGCCGTCGCAATACTGGCCTCTCCCAATTTGTTGACGGGGCCAATGTCCCCCACTACCGCAAACGTACTCTGGCCGTTCTGTGCGTTCATAACCTGGGACTGACAGCCGAGGACAATGCCGCGAACAGATCGAATAATCTGAGGCGGGAGAACGATATATTTATCCACATCCGCATTCAACGCCTTACCGTCTAAATGGAGCGTGGTGTCATTCTGATAGCAGGGATCGCCATGGGAATGGCCGGAGCCATCCCCGTCGATCATAAGGCCCGCCAGATAGGTTAGCCGCTCATCGTCGCCAATGATGACATCAATTCCGTTAATCGTGAGAAGGATTCTAGTGGTCATTAAGGTTGAAAGCCCCTCTCTAAATTTACCAGATTGATTTCTTCGCGCTCTTGAATGGAGAGGCATCCCTCAAAAAACTTGCCCCGCTCATCGTCAGACATTCTGCCCAGCGGGATAGGAATTAATCCCTCGCGAATTATTTCATCTAATTCGTGTGAACTTGGCATATCAGGAGGCATTGGCCATCTCGTGCCCATTCCATGGAATGGAGTAGACCGTCTGATTCTCATGGCAAGTTCCTGCTAAAAAAAGTTGACGCCCTAATCCCCGAATCCCGCCAATCCCGCATGTCCCGATAAAGCACCTGATGTTGTGCGTCCTGCCACCATTGGCCGTTGATTAGGAACAAGCCTTCATCTTTGATCAAGGGAGGCGTTAGGGGCCGCGCAACGGTTCCATGACTGTAAATCTCGATTAGCGCGTTGTATTCAGCGCGCTGACCTTCACTTAACTCGAAGCCTTTAGACTTGCTAACGGCGATGTAGGTGGCGTGAGTCAGGGTGTTGCCGGTGTAGGTTACGGGTGCGGATTGCTTCACCTCTGGGGCTATTGTGGCGCAATGCGTCAGCATTAAGCACAGGATCAGACTAGGAATAATGGGGTAGGGCTTCATGGCGTTTCCCATACTTTTCCACAGCGATAACAGGTTTCTTTACAACTTTGCCAGATTCGAAGAGCCCTTCCATCAGTACCTTTAATCACGTTGGTCTTGTACTCTTGTCGCCCATGATGTCCAAACAGTCGGCAATTTAATTTATCGAGCCATTTCACGACCCGGCCCCCTTCAAATCATTCTCCACGCCTTTCTGATTCTTGGCATCATCAGCCGCGATCCTCTGCGCCTCGACATCCTCCCGCTCTTGAGGCGTGTTATTCAAATCGCTGCGGCTCTTGAACAGGTTGATGATCGGGCCAGCTACGCCACTGAGGAAGGTTAGGACGGAGGTAAACATTAGCGCCTCCCTAATTTGTGGAGTGGAGTTTTTGGAAAGATTGAACGATCCCGCTTTACATAAGCCCACAGCTTTTTTTGTTCACCTTCCCACCGATCATTACAAAGAGCTTCGTAACGCTCTTGGCTTATATAAATTATCCTAACCCCTCTTTCATTGTGGGTTGGTAATCCGGGAGGTGGAAGGGGAATTATAGCCATCACTTCCTCAAATCGTAAGCGCTCGCGATTTTAACCGATCCATGCGGTGGCCTGAGATCGCGATTAGGCTTTAACTTCATCCAAGTAACCGGAGGATTAACAATCGCATCCAAGTGACTCGGCGCAAGGATCGCGTTTACCGCGTCCACGCGCCCTTGTGCGCTCTTCAATTGCGCTTTAAGGACATCCAGAGCCTTCTGTTGTTCAGAGTTCGCTGGAGCCAATCCTGCCGCTTCTAGGAGCGAATCCAAAGTGTCCACAATGTCAGAAGCTTTGGTGTTCGCATGTTGCGCTTGAACCGCGACAGATTCTAAGTAGCCCTTGGGATTGCTCAGGAAGGCCAGAGAAGTGGCATAGACATCCTGTTTGATGCCGGTGAAGAACGCGCAACCCGGAAGGGCTGCTGTGGCGATGGCCGCGATGGAGAGGAAGCCTAGGAGCCAGTCCCAAGGGGTTAATTGCAGATGATTTTTCATATTCATATTTTTAGAGTTTGAGTCCATCTGCCGTTTTCTCGATAACGGGCGAAGCGGGATCGTATGATTTCGGGTAAGGGTTGGGCTCGTTCAGGTCTTTCAAGTCCATGCCGAGCCACATAATGGCCTCTTGGATTTTCGTTGTGACCAAAGAGCGTTCACGGCTTTTGCGCTCCAACCCTTTCAAAAATTGAAGCGACTTGTCGAGTTCCTTGCGGAGATATTTGGTTTCCGCAACGGGATTTCCCATCACGCTCTGAGCTTCTATTTGCTCGCAATCGCCTTGAATTTCAGGAGGCATATTAGTACGTCGCTCCTTTGCGAACTAATGCAAGACCGCTGATAAAATTCCTCGCGGCGGCATCAGCTTGGCGTTGGGTCTTTTCGCTTTGATCTTTGGCATGACAACAAAACTTGAATTTGTTACCGGAACCGCAGGGACAAGGATCGTAAGCCAAAACTTGACTGGTGATGGCTTGGCGGGGCGTTACTGTTGCGACGGGCCGAAACCGCTTCACAAATTCAGGTTCCGGCATTTCGGGAAACTCCGCTTTGAAATCTTCAAGAGGAGCGATGATACCACGTGATGTGTCCATAATTTTAACTTTCAATCTTATCGTTGAGGTTTACTTCTTTGGTTGCTGTGCGGATGGGGATTTCAAAGGCGGGAGGGATGCTTGCGCCAGTGGCGGTAATGTGACCCTTGGAAAGTTTCTCAAAATAAGACCAGCCAAGCATCAGCGCGAAGATGATCGCGTCACCAACGTAAGCGGTCTCTTCCGGCGTCAGGGTGAATGCGCCGCCTAGGAGGTGATGGGCATTCAAATAAGTCAACACCATAGTGCCGAGGATTCGGGCGAAGGTTTGGGTCATTATCGGGTTTCCAGTTGCTTGAGGAGGTTCATTGGAAAGTAAAGGCGAGGACAGGAGTGGATACCTGCATTACAATCCCCTTGCGCCTAGGAAAGGGAAAGTGTTTTCTTTAAACCACCTCGCAGATTCCCTTATCCCCCCTTTCCCCTTTCGTGGCAAGATATTTCTTGACGGGCGGGATGGGGTTGGTAGGTTGGCGTCGTTAGGTGCCGGATTTGAAAACCCCGCGCGATTACAATTTCAGTTATTCACAAAGTCAGCGTCAGTAGCCCGCTCGGGCCGGAATTAACCGGACTTGGTTCGCCAAGGTTTTCAACCGAGCGGGCCTTTTTGTGCCCATAGAACTTGATCAAAATCTCAGGCCAAGCTTAAGGCTTTAGAAAACAATCGTAAAAACGCTGGTTGAAATTCGGAAAGAAATAAATTTATGATCCAAATTAAAAATAGATACGACGGTACGATTATCTTCACGTCAGAGGAATCCAAGACACTCGGAGAGGCGGTAAAGGCCGCGCTAGCGGCTAATGCCAACCTGAGCTATGCCAACCTGAGCTATGCCGACCTGAGCTATGCCAACCTGAGCTCTGCCAACCTGAGCTATGCCGACCTGAGCTATGCCGACCTGAGCTATGCCGACCTGAGCTCTGCCGACCTGAGCTATGCCGACCTGAGCTATGCCGACCTGAGCTATGCCGACCTGAGCTATGCCGACCTGAGCTCTGCCGACCTGAGCTATGCCGACCTGAGCTACGCCGAC